TCGCTTTTGATCTACCCGTTGCGTTTTTACTTGCCAATCTTGCTTGTATTTATGGCGTTCATGCGCTGCCCACGCTATTTCGTAGGTATCTAGTTCTGATAATCTAACAATCATGAGAATAAGAAGTAGCCAAAAAGCGTAACAATCACTAAACATACATACAGCACCTCAGATAAATGGCGCTTGCGATAGCCCTCAGGATCAAGAAAAGCCGTCTGCAAAAGAATGGCATCTGAATCCATCTCTGGTCTGCAATCCTTTTGGTAATACTTACCAATCTCAATTTTTCCAGTGTTGTATGGTGTATTCATGTTATCTCCTAATAAGTGCCAGCTATCCAAGTAGTTGGCTGGCGCAACCCCTAACTACCTGGCTAATTCACGCCAGATTCCTCTTGGACTAGTGAAAATTCTTCCATCGTTTCAATCATGACTGTTAATCCTCCACCTTTTTTGATGTCACAACGCTTGATCTCAATAAAATCAATGTTGAAATCGTCATCAAAAACCCCTGCATCTTGCAAACTATCCTCAATAATCTTCAAAAGGTTTGAAATATCCCTTTTGCGTTTATCAGGAGGGTAAGCCCAAACAATCAGCGCAATCTTGACATCCCCAAACTTAGGAACTCGATATTCAGCGACATACTCTTGCACTGCGGTTTTGTAGGCTTTAGCTTTAGCGTTAGGAAAGCGCCTACCCCTAGCGTTAATGTAAAGATGATTAACACTTGGAGGGTAGGGCAGATTCAAAACTACCATTAGCAGCCAGGAGGTCCGAAAGGTCCATCTACATTGGTATCCCAACAGCAGATTTCACCATCATCAGTCCTACTGCATTTTTCGTATGCAAAAGCGTTGCTGATGAGAATCAGACTAAAAAGGCACATCAGAATCTTGAACACGATTGACCTCCTTTGGATAAGTACCGCCATTATCTGGCTTCCAGTTATCTTCAGAAAGAGAGATTAAGCTGCCTTTAGGCGTTTGCTTAGTCCACCCTGCAATCTTGAGGGTTTGACCTGCTTTGTAATCCTCAGAAAGCAACAATGTGCCTTTCCAATCAGGTGAGCGCTCATGCTTTTTCTCGTTTTGAAATAACACCCCTTTGCCCATCTGGGCGATATGTCCGTTAGCCATTGTTGATTTCCTTTCTAATAGCTTGTAATCGTGATAAGAACTTCGCTGTTGTATTGCCATCAAATGTTTTTGTATAGGCTTCATTGACTTCCCTGAACTTTTTGATCTTTTCAAACTTTTCCTCAGCAGTCATCTTGCTAGATTCATGGATTTTGGCGTGCATCTCTGCAAACCCCTCGATCCAATCTGCTTGACAGATATAGCGTGCATAAGGTTCTTCAGTGCCTGGCACATACATCGGTATAGCCATGTCAGGGATGTCATCGGGAATAGCGCTAAGATCAACGATATTAGGCACTACTGATCCCATGTCTTTTACTTCTCTAGGCTTGGAGGTCGGGCTTTCAAAGTTTTCGACTTCATCGGGTGAGTAGAAGCCCGTAACAGATCCTGGGAAAACTGATCTAATCCCCTCTGAAATACAACGGCTTCGTAGCATCGCTCTGGGGAACTTTTGCCATCCGCTTCCTGGTTTAACAAGACCGATTTTGGTAGCTTGCTCAATGGTCCATGTAACCGCAAGGTCACCCCCGTTGGGGTGTGAAAAAACTCCTGTAACTTTGTCATCTTTGTAATCCTTCCATTCGACTTTGCCACCTGCGTTTTGAAAGCGTGCCAGCATAGCGTCTGCTTTAAGAGCTGGTCTGCCCTGAATAATATGAAAATCCCGTGCTGCTGTAGCAGGATGTAACCCTTCGGCTTGTGCTACTGCCATCAGCGCTAAGACTGAGTTTTTATCCTTCATGCCAAACAAACCACTGGCAGCAATAGCGGTAGCCATCTGCTCCATCTCTGAGTATGCGACTAAATTGCTCATACGAAAATGTCCTTTAATGTGATTACCGTATCAATGACTGAGCTTGCAGCCATCACCCAAACTGCTATATCAATGTGATTCATTGCAATCTCCCCATCATTTTTTGAATCAAATCTGTTTTTTCTGTTCCACCTATTATTCTCATCATCTTGTGATAATCAATATTGGCATCATCACTAGATTTCATATAGGCAATTAGAAAAACCAAAACTTCTTGCATAGGTTTTAGCTTCAACGATTCTCTTGTTACTTTTAAAAGTGCATCAATAGCTGCGTCTAAATCTTCCTCCGCTATTGTGTTGTCATAAATTTGATCAAGTTTCATTTGACTAAAAACCTCCGAGAACCTGGCTGCTCAATAACAAACTTCTCATAAATATCGGGCATACCTTGTTTAAATAGATCTGCTGAGAACCGCTTAGATGACTTTGCTGACTTCCAAGTAACTAAGCTAGTGCCATCGACTGCTCTGATCTCCTCGGCTGATCCCATGAGATTACGGATCTGCACCTCTATATTTTCCTCAGCGCTCTCAAGATGCTTAATCTGATTCTTAATATCTTTAAGTTGAGCAATAGCCATTTCGACCTGCTGAGTAGCCACCAGCGCAGCACTATTGCTTTCGGGGTACATGATCTTGGTTTGCTCAATGGTTTCTGCTGGCGGGAGCGTTCCTGCTTGGCAAAACCCCCATACAGTAGCCATCTTCTTAATGAGATCGTCTTTTTCAGCATCCGTAATATTGAACTCAAAGGTGCAAAATTCTTGTCCACCAAAAAGCACAGCAAGGACAATATTAGTAACACCATGACAAGCAGCTTCGTGTATGAGCTGTGCATAATCAGCATTAGGAATCCGATTAGTGTCAGTATCAAATTTCCCACGAACTCCAGCATTGTAGTTTTTGGCTTCAACAAGTGTAGAACCATCGCTACTAATGAAATCAAAATGACTACGAAACCAATCATGCTTTGGATGAGTAATGCTGTAGTCTGCATCTTTTAATTCCTTCTTTAGCTTGTCTTGGGCTAGTCTGCCAATTAAAGGCTGCATGATGTGACCGAACTGCACCGCTTCAATATGAGATAAATCAGGGATCTCCTTCTTGCCCTGTTTTTCTAGGATGACATCCACCATCTTGCCATTAGCGACCTTACGACTGTCACCCGACCAGATAGCGGATTTACGCACCTCTGGCGCAAAATCAGCTTGATCGTTCATTCTGTCACCTCAATTAAAGTAGCAATAATCTGCCTGTAGTTAGCAACACGAGAATTAAATAGGTCAATTTCTTCTCCAAGCGCATCAATCTCCTTTTTGAGCTGATTGATCTCATCGCACATCTGAATAATTTGATCGTCTTGGCGTGCTACTAATAGCTTGAGTTTTTCTTGCTCTGCATCCTTGTTTAACTGGTCAAAAGTAACCTTGATCCCTTTTGGAACTGGGAAAGGTGTCTTAGGTTTATTTTTACTGCCTTTTGGTCTGCCTTTTGTTGCCATGATTAACTCCTTGTAGTTAGGTTATCTACCGAATGGAATGGTAGAGAGATCATCCAATTCCTCGTCTGTCCATTTGAGGGATCGAATTGGGGTAAAGAATTGACCGACCATACCGCAGCCAGTTGAGATGGAATACTCTCTCTCAATTCTTGCAAAATAGAATTTGGGTTCTCCCGTTACGGGATCAGTGCGTGAGGTGCGTAGGCAATAGCCCGTCTGCTCCTCATAATGCTGGCAATCTTTACAAAGATTCATAGCAAATTGTCCTTTAATAAATAGTTAGGTTAGGTACTACAGATAGAACATTACTACATTATTTGCATTAGTGCAATTTATTTGTTAAGTGTTGTTTTCTCCTCAATTGGTTTGCTTGGATCGTGGATCACTACATCCCCCTGGGCGTTGATGTAATACAGATCCCCTAGCTCTTTTGCTTTGATTAAATTACGGGTTTGAACTCTAGCGTTATTCTGCATCCACTTTGCTGCATCATCATCTGCTTTACTCATGTTGCACTCCTTTTAAAAATATGTTTTAATGCCAATCGTTGAGGACTGAAACACTCAAGACAGGGTTTTGTAGGTGGTTTTATGGGTTTAGGAAAGTATCATGCAAGCATATTTTCTTAAGCCGTTTCAGCATAAAGCTACCTATAAAGCCCTTTTTTATTGCTCCAGCCCTCGATATAACGGGAGCATTACCCACTCCTCCTAAACATTGTGGTGATGGATAGGGATAAACGAGGTGGCTAGTATCTGTCAGACCTTTACAGGAACGCTCTGGCTTAGTTAAGCACCAACCGATAAACGATAACCACTTGCATTTTTGCAAACCCCCGCTTTTTTTGCGGGTTAGGTTCTTAGCAATTGCAAAACCAGTTGGGGTTCTCATGGGGTTCTCACAATACCAAGAGCAAGCCAACCAGCAACACCAAGCCAAAGACTGAGAGAGTATCTATCACCTCATTCATGCGTATGCGTAGGCGTACAGGCGTATGCGTAGGCGTTTTGTTAATAAATAGATGACGCTCAATAGTAAAAATATCTT